GCAGGACCGCAGGCAAAAGAAAAGCCTGCCAGCCTTGCGGCTGGCAGGCCCCAGGTCACGCCTCAAGGCGTGACAGGTCGATCTTGAAATGGTCTCTCAGCAGCAATCCGAGAGCATAGACGAGGTCGTAGACTTCGTCTGGGAGGCTCTCGTTCTTCATCCCCTGCCGATATAGGCGGGTGAGTTCCTGCCTCGCCTTTTCTTCCCAAGGCTTCCTGTTATCGGGCCTAAATCCGCCTTCTACCTTGCGGCGCTGGTAGCGCCGCGCGTCGCTCCAAGGCTTGTTGGGATTCGCCAAGCCCCGTTCCAGCGCCTTCTTCTGGACAGTCCGCCGCACTTCTTCGAGCCGGGCGAGTGCCGCCCGCTCATTGTCGGTGCGCATGGATTCCCCTGACCAGCGAAACCAGTCGGCGCCGAAATCCCTTTCGAGGGCTTCAGCCAGCGCCGCACAAGCGCTTTCCCCTGCACGACACCCGGCGATTGCAGCGTCAATCGCCTGATCTAACGACAGCTTTGCCGCCGTAGTAGCGGCCCGCTTATGGAGCTTGGCCGCGTTGTTCCTCTGCCGAACAGCAACCGAGGTCTTGCCTTTGGTATTGGCGGTGGTCTTGGCAGTCATAGCAGTTACTCCATTTAGTGCGCGCGGCCCCATTGCCTTGCGCAAGTATGGGATAGGCCGGGATGACGATTAAAAGCAATGGGGTAGGGCGATAACCTAGGTTATCGCGTAGCCCCTACCGAGGGGCCACCCCTCTAATGGGGCGGCTTGGTCTGGCGCGCTAAAGGGTTATTATTCTGCACATCCCCCACAACAGCACAGAGTTTTCTTTACTTTGTTTACCCACATCCCCCACAACAGCACAGAGTTTTCTTTACTTTGTTTACCCACATCCCCCACAATTTTCTTTACTCTGTCTGCTTGCATCCCGGTGTTTTTTTTTGCTTTGTCTGCCCCAATTGTCACTTTGTCTGCCCCCGTTTTAATTTTGTCTGCCCGCATCTAGGTGTTTTACTCGCTTTTACACCCCCACCCCCTGCCTATTCCTGCGGCAGACCCGGCCTCTCTCACCTGCGGGAACCCCCCCTATGGGACTCCTTACCTCCCTTGCGTCGCGCTGGGGGGTGTATTAGACACATTCCATGTCTGTTGTGCGTGTCGAGCCTAGCGACGAGCATCCCGTCCCTTACGATATGCGGGATGAGGAGCTTTCCGAGTTTGTGGACAAGCTGGAGTCGATTGCAAACACTGCGGATTTGCTTGAAAGCCTCGGTGCGCCGGTGGAGTTGAGCAAGAGCACGGCGCAGGAGGAGGCGGAACTCATCGACCGTGCGATCCGGGGCAAGACCGTCTCGCCCCTCCAGTCGTCTCTCCCTGCCGCATTGGGTGTTTCGGCGTTCCTGAAGGCTTATGGGCAGGCGCGTGCGTTCGATGTGGCGGAAATCCGGGCGGCCTTGACCAACAAGCTGCTGGAGATCGCCAACTGCGGCGACCCTCGCTACGAGCTGAAGGCTATCGAGCTGCTGGGCAAGCATTCCGACGTGGGACTGTTCACTGAGCGCAGCGAGGTCACTGTCCGGCACACCAACCCTGACAGCCTGCAACAGGCCATTCTGGAGCGCGTCAAGCGGTTGCTCAACGCCGAAGTGGTGGAGATGAAGCCCTTGGGGATGGACTTGGACGAGGAGTTGGGTATCGCGGACGCCGAGTTCAGCGAAATCCTCGAGAACATGCCGCCCCCGCACGAGGAGGATCAGGATGAGTGCGACGATCTCTGACGTTTGGCATGTGATCCCCCGCTACGACCTGCGGGAACATGAGACCAGCCCCTACTGCTGGTGCCGCCCCGTGCAGGATGAGGACTACCCGGAGGTATGGGTGCATCACTCCATGGATGGTCGGGAAGAATACGAGAACGGGCGCAAGCCCCATTGAAGCACGGAGGCGTTATGGGTGACATCATATCTTTCGAGGACAAGAAGGCGCAAACGCCGGATGCCCATGACAAGGCGGCTTGCACCCCGATTGAGACTCTCGAGGGGCTGCTGGAGATGCTGCGCGACGACCATTTCGGCGCCATAGAGAATATGTGTGTGGTGCTGACCACCGGGAAATCGCTTCACTTGATCGAGCTTGACCGTGAGCAGAGAAGGAACACCTTGTTCATGCTCGGGCATACGGTTCTCGGGCTGCTTACCGATCAGATTTGACCTCCCATGCACGCCGACGGCATTTCTCTCAAGGACATCCCGAAGGTATTGCACCTGCTGCCGCCACACGAGCAGCAGGTGTTGCTTGCCGAGCTTGAGCGGCTGGTGGAGCTGCGGCACCGCCAGCGGGCGCAAGAGCACTTCATGGACTTCATCAAGGCGGTGTGGCCTACGTTCATCTCCGGGCGGCACCATGTGAGGATGGCCAGCGCCTTCGAGCGGGTGGCTTCCGGCAAGACCAAGCGCCTGATGCTGCACCTCCCGCCCCGGCACTCCAAGTCGGAGCTTGCTTCGTGGCTGCTGCCCGCGTGGTTCCTCGGGAGGTTCCCGCACAAGAAGGTGATCCAGTGCGCGCATACGGCGGAGTTGGCCGTCGGCTTCGGGCGGCGGGTGCGTAACCTTGTCGATTCCGAGGAGTATCAGCGCATCTTCCCCGACGTGTCCCTTTCATCGGACAGCAAGGCGGCGGGTCGGTGGAACACCAACAAGGGCGGTGAGTATTTCGCCATCGGGGTAGGCGGGGCCGTGACCGGCAAAGGTGCCGATCTGCTTATCATCGACGACGCACACAGCGAGCAGGAGGCGGCTCTGGCCGAGACCAACCCGGCCATCTACGACAGGACATATGAGTGGTATACCTCCGGCCCTCGGCAGCGCTTGCAGCCAGGTGGTGCCATCATCCTCGTGATGACCCGGTGGTCGCTTCGAGACCTTGCCGGTCAGATCATCCACGATGCGGCGGTCAACGGCAGCGTGGACGAGTGGGAGGTGATCGAGTTCCCGGCGATCCTGCCTTCCGGTGCGCCCCTGTGGCCGGAGTTCTGGCCGTTGGAGGAGCTGACGCGGATCAAGCGCGACCTGCCCAATGCCAAGTGGATGGCGCAGTATCAGCAGCAGCCGGTTTCCGAGGGGGCGGCGCTCATCAAGCGGGAGTGGTGGCAGCCTTGGGACAAGACGGACGCACCCCCCTGCGACTTTATCCTCCAGAGCTGGGATACGGCCTTCGAGAAGGACACGCGGGCGGACTATTCGGCCTGCACCACGTGGGGGGTCTTCATGCGCCCCGACGACACCGGGGTTGCCCGCCCCAACATCATCCTGCTCGACGCCTTCCGTGACCGGATGGAGTTTCCGGAGCTCAAGCGGCGGGCTTTGGAGCACTACCGCGAGTGGGCGCCGGACAGCGTCATCATCGAGAAGAAGGCGAGCGGTGCGCCGCTTGTCTACGAGCTTCGCGCTGCGGGTGTCCCCGTGCAGACCTTCACCCCTACGCGCGGCAACGACAAGATCAGTCGTCTGAACTCCGTGGCGGACATATTTGCTTCCGGGTTTGTCTGGGCACCGCCGACCAGATGGGCGGAAGAAGTAATAGACGAGGTCGCTGAGTTCCCTGCCGGGCGACATGACGACTATGTTGACACTGTGAGCATGGCCCTTCATAGGTTCCGGCAAGGGGGCTATATTTCCACGCGACTGGACGAGCCGGAGCCGCCGGTGTATTTCAAGTCCCGGAGGAACCGGGGTTACTACTGAGTAGGGAGTTCGGCATGACCGACGACATCAGGCCAGCAATGAGGATCGGACGCACCCAGTGGGCCAAGTGGGGGCCTGAGGCTCGCGCAGCTTTCAATCGCGTGGCGCTGCTTGGGTTTACGCTGGAGACGGCAATCGCGGAGGGTAACGCCGTGCAAGCGCGGGTGCGGAAGGAACGCCTCCGGGAAGAAGCTCTGCAGGACGAAGCTCTGCAGGACGAAGCTCTGCAGGACGAAGCTCTGCAGGACGAAGCTCTGCAGGACGAAGCGCCGCCCAAGCGGCGCTCGCGCACCCGCGTGCGCAAGGGACGTGACTGATGGCTGTCGAGAAGACGCTTAGCCCCCTTCCTGCGGGGCTTTCTTCCGGGGTCATGCCCGGTGTCAACGTTCCACAGGCGGATGCCGAGGTGGAGGTTGAAGTCGAGGTCGAGTTCGTTCCGGAGGACGAGGACGGTGCGCTTGCGGGTGCGGATGATCCTCCTCCGGGGTTCGACGACAACCTTGCCGAGGAGCTGGACGAGGATCAGTTGCGCAAGCTGGCCTCGTCTTTGCTGGAGGACTTCGACGAAGACGTCAACAGCCGCAAGGAGTGGATCGAGGCGTTCGTTGACGGGTTGGACTTGCTGGGCCTCAAGATCGAGGAACGCACGGAGCCGTGGCCTGGGGCCTGCGGCGTCCATCACCCGCTCCTGACCGAGGCCGTGGTGCGGTTTCAGGCCGACACCATGATGGAGACTTTCCCGGCGCAGGGGCCGGTGCGCACCAAGATCATCGGCAGGGAGACTCCGGCCAAGCGCGAGGCGGCTGCGCGTGTGCAGGAGGACATGAACCACCAGCTCACCGACGTGATGGTCGAGTATCGCTTCGAGCACGAGCGGATGCTGTGGGGGCTTGGGCTGGCTGGTAATGCGTTCAAGAAGGTCTACTACGATCCCGGTCTGGCGCGGCAGGTGGCGCTTTATGTCCCTGCGGAGGATGTGGTCGTCCCCTATGGGGCCAGCAATCTGGAGACGGCAGAGCGCGTCACGCATGTGATGCGCAAGACCCCCAACGAGCTTCGCAAGCTGCAACGGGACGGGTTCTATCGCACGGTCGAGCTTGGGGAGCCTACCAACACCCTCGACGAAGTAGAGCAGAAGATCGCCGACAAGCTGGGTTTTCGCGCCGAGTCCGATGACCGCCACAAGCTGCTGGAGATGCACGTCGATCTCGTGATCGAGGATGATGCGTTCCGCGACGAGGCCGACAAGGATATTGCCTTGCCCTACGTGGTGACTATCGACAAGAGCACCGCAACGGTGCTGGCCATCCGGCGCAACTGGCGCCCCGACGATCCCAAGAAACGCAAGCGCAACCACTTCGTGCATTACGCCTATGTGCCCGGCTTCGGGTTCTATGCGTTCGGGCTGGTGCACCTTGTGGGGGCGTTCGCCAAGTCGAGCACCAGCATCATCCGGCAACTGGTGGACTCCGGGACGCTGGCCAACCTTCCGGGTGGGTTCAAGACCAAGGGGCTGCGGGTCGTCGGGGACGACACTCCCATCGGCCCCGGCGAGTGGCGGGATGTGGACGTGGCTTCCGGCGCCATGCGCGACAACATCATGCCTCTGCCCTACAAGGAGCCTTCGCAGGTGCTCTACAGCCTGCTCGGCAACATTGTCGAGGAAGGGCGGAGGTTCGCCGGGGCTGCCGACCTCAAGATTGCGGATATGTCGGCGCAGGCGCCGGTGGGCACCACGCTAGCCATTCTCGAGCGCACCCTCAAGACCGTCTCCGCCGTGCAGGCGCGGGTGCACTACTCCATGCGGCAGGAGTTCAAGCTGCTCAAGGAGATCATCCGGGACTACACCCCGGATGAATACAGCTACGAGCCGGATGAAGGCCCGCGCAGGGTCAAGAAGTCCGACTACGACATGGTGGAGGTCATCCCGGTAAGTGACCCCAATGCAGCCACCATGGCGCAGAAGATCGTGCAGTATCAGGCCGCGTTGCAGCTCGCTCAGGGGGCGCCGCACATCTACGACATGCCCTATCTGCATCGGCAGATGCTCGAGGTCTTGGGTATCAAGAACGCACAGAAGCTGGTGCCTGTGGCGGACGATGACGACCTCAAGCCGCGTGACCCTGTCAGCGAGAATATGGCGATCATCAACAACAAGCCGGTAAAGGCGTTCCTGTATCAGGATCACGAGGCCCATATCGCGGTGCATATGGCGGCGATCCAAGACCCGAAGTTGCAGCAGTTGGTCGGGCAAAGCCCCAACGCAGGGGCCATTGTGTCGGCCATGTCTGCGCACTTGCAGGAGCATCTCGCCTTCGCTTACCGCAAGCAGCTTGAGGAACAGGCCGGGGTTCCGCTTCCGCCGCCTGACGCGGACATGGACGAGAACACCGAGCTGGAGGTGTCGCGGCTTGCGGCGGCTGCCGCCCAGAAGCTGCTCCAGAAGAACATGGCCGAGGCGCAACGGCAACAACAGCAGCAGGCGGCACAAGACCCGATTGTGCAGATGCAGCAGCAGGAGCTGGCGCTCAAGGAGCGTGAGATCGCACTCAAGGAGACCCAGTTGCGGGTTGCCGCTGCCGAGAAGGCCGACCGGCTGGCGCTGGAGCGCGAGCGTATCGCCGCCCAGAAGGAGATCGCCGGGTTGCAGGTCGGCGCCAAGGTGGCGACGGAGAAGGCCAGTCTCACGTCCAAGGAGCAGTTGGAGGGCTTGCGGGTCGGGGTGGAGATCGCCCGAGAGGCTCTCAAGGCTTCGGATACTCCTGACGACAGCGGTGGGATCGACGGGCTGGAGGAGTGACCGATGGCCGACGGGCTGCTGGAGTATCTGTCCGGCGAGTTCAACCGGGAGATCGAGAGGATCGAGGGGGAACTCGCCTTGGGCGGAGCCAAGGATTACAGCGAATACAAGTTCTTGTGTGGGGTCGTTCGCGGTTTGCGGACGGCCAACAGCATTGTCATGGACATCGCCAAACGAGTGAGGGAAGACGATGAGTAGTCTGTGTGGGCTGGATGGGCGTCCGCTGGTCAAGAAGGTGGGCAATGCCGAGGAAGTGCCGCTCGAGCAGCGGGCGAAGATGCTCCCCGATCCTTCGGGGTATCGCATCCTGTGCGCAGTCCCGGAGGTCGAGGAGAAGACCGATGGGGGCATCTATAAGCCCGACATGGTGATGCAATACGAGGAGCTTACCACTCCGGTGCTTTTCGTGCTCAAGATCGGCCCTGACGCCTACAAAGACCCCAAGCGCTTCCCCAGCGGCCCGTGGTGCAAGGAGGGCGACTTCATCCTCACGCGCCCCCATGCCGGGACGCGGGTGAGGATTCACGGACGCGAGTTCCGCATCATCAACGACGATTGTGTCGAAGCCGTCGTGGAAGACCCGCGCGGCATCAGCAGAGCGTAATGGGCGCTAATCCCATACAAGGAGAAACGAAATGGCCACCCAACCTGTAGACGACTTCGATTTTGAAGACGATTTCGACGACGCGCCTTCGAGCGGGCAGAAGCAGGCGCCCGAGGCGCCGGAAGCAGACGACGGGCCGTCCATCGAGGTCGTGGACGATACTCCTGAGGAGGATCGTGGGCGTGAACCCATGCCCAAGGAGATCGTGGACGAGTTGGAGGCCGACGAGCTGGAGGACTACTCCGACAAGGTGAAGCTCCGCCTCAAGCAGATGAAGAAGGTGTGGCACGATGAGCGCCGCGCCAAGGAGCGGGAGGCCCGCGAGAAGGCGGAAGCCCTGAGTGTCGCCCAGCGGCTGCTGGAGGAGAACCGTCGCCTCAAGTCGCTGGTGAGTAGTGGCGAGCTGTCCCTGCTGGACAGCTACAAGCAGGCCACCAATTACGAACTCGAGATGGCCAAGCGGGCCTATCGGGAAGCCTATGAGGCTGGCGACGCCGACCGCATTATTGAGGCGCAGCAGAAGCTGACTGAAGCCACCTTCAAGGCCAACCAGCTCAATGCTTATCGCCCTACTTTACAGGGCGCTGATTTTGCGGTAGATACGCCGCAAGCGGTTCCCGTAGCGGCCCAAACCCCGCAGCCGGACGAACGGACTCTTGCGTGGCACAAGCGCAATCCGTGGTATGGCACCGATCCGGAGATGACCGCCGCAGCCGCAGGGCTGCACCAGAAGCTCGTCTCTCTGCACGGCGCCCAATACGCTGGCACCGACGAGTATTGGGAGAATATCGACCGCACCATGCGGCGTCGGTTTCCCGAATACTTCGGGGTGGATACTCCCACGGCTGACAAGCCGACCACCCGTGGAACCAAACCCTCTACGGTAGTTGCTCCGGCGTCTCGAAGCCGTTCCCCGAAAAAGATCGTTTTGACGCGGTCGCAGCTTGAAACTGCCAAGAGGCTAGGCGTGTCTCCCGAGCAGTATGCTGCGGAACTGCTCAAACTGGAGGTTTGATATGAGTCGTGCTCTGGATGACGAGCTGGAGGAAGCTCTCGGTGCTCCCCGTATGCCGCGAAAGTCGCGGACGCAGGAGGAGCGGGTCAAGACGTGGCAGCCGCCGTCGGTGCTGCCGGAACCGGATAGGCAGCCGGGGTATGTCTACCGCTGGGTTCGCGTGTCCTCGCTCGGCCAGAAGGACGCTCCCAACGTGTCGGCCAAGTTCCGTGAGGGCTGGGAGCCGGTGCGGATCGAGGAGCAGCCTCAGTTCCGGATGCTTGTTGACCCCGATAGCCGGTTCAAGGACAACATCGAGGTTGCGGGCCTTCTGCTTTGCAAGGCTCCGGTGGAGCTGATGGAACAGCGTCGGGGCTACTACAAGCAGCAGAACCAAGCGCAGATCGTTGCGGTGGACAACAACCTCATGCGCATCAATGACGAACGCATGCCTCTGTTCCGCCATCGTGAATCGAAAGTGGTTTTCGGTCGGCGGTAGAGCAACGGAAGGAGACAGGTAAATGGCATATCCGGCGATTGAAGCCCCCTACGGTCTGCGCCCGATTGGGCTGATCGGGAGCCGCGTGTATGCGGGGGCGTTCCGGCAGTTCCCGATTGCGTCGGGTTCGGCTACGCCGATTTTCAACGGCGATGTCGTGCGCATCGCCAGCGACGGCACCGTTGTGAAGGAGACGGGAACCACTTCGGCCACTCCGGTTGGTGTGTTTCTTGGGTGCTCCTACACCGATCCGGTGTTCGGCAAGGTGTTCCGGCAGCATTATCCGGGTGGGGTCACGGCGGCAGACATCATGGCGCATGTGTGCGACGACCCGGATACTCTGTTCAAGGTCGCGGTCGTTTCGAGTGGCACGACCATCGCGTCGGTGACCCGCACCGTGGTCGGCAACAACACTTCGCTCGTCCAGAACAACGGTAACGCGGTTACGGGCAATTCGGCGGTGGCCGCCAGCGCCTCGACCGCTACCACGGCGACTCTGCCGCTGCGTATCGTGGACGTCGTCGAAGAAACCCATGTTCCGGGCGATCCGGCAGCCTATACCGAGGTCATCGTGAAGTGGAACTTCGGTATGCACCAGTATCAGAACGCTACGGGCGTGTAAGGAGGTTTGACCCATGGCAATTTCACGCGCACAGCTCCTTAAAGAACTCCTGCCGGGCCTCAACGCCCTCTTTGGGCTGGAATACAAGCGGTATGGGGAGCAGCATAAGGAGATTTACGAGGTTGAAACCTCCGAACGCGCTTTCGAGGAGGAGACCAAGCTGTCCGGGTTCTCGGCGGCTCCGGTCAAGCCCGAAGGTGCGGGGCTGACCTACGACACCGCGCAGGAGGTGTATACCGCTCGATACACCCATGAGACCATTGCGCTCGGGTTCTCGATCACTGAGGAGGCGATGGAGGATAACCTCTATGAGTCTCTCTCGGCGCGTTACACCAAGGCGCTGGCTCGGGCTATGGCCTACACCAAGCAGATCAAGGCTGCTGCGGTGCTCAACAATGCGTTCGACACGGACTTCCCCGGCCCCGACGGCGTGCCGCTGTGTTCGTCTGCGCATCCGCTCGTCGGCGGGGGTGTGAACGCCAACACTCCGTCCACTCCGGCTGACCTGAACGAGGCTTCGCTTGAGGCCGCCATTATTCAGATTTCGGGCTGGACGGACGAGCGCGGGCTGCTCATCGCGGCGCGTCCTCGGAAGCTGGTGGTTCCGCCTTCG